CCTGTAGCATCATATCCCAGCCCCCCAATGCGGCAGTTATCACGCCTCCCACCAGAGCGGCCATCCATTTTAGCCAGATTAAGATATTATCCATACTACACCCCCCACTTCAGGGATAGAATTGCATCGGTGGTGCCTGCGCTTCCTTACTTCCTCTTTCTCCGCTTCCATAATTCTATTGCCGCCACTACTACCACAAAGATGATTACATACACCACGAAGCTTATCCAAAAGTACTCATGTTCCATATAAGACCCGCACGTGGGCGGGTGGGTAAGCCATCCGTGATCAAAATGCCCACAAGTGGACTGATTACTGACCATTCAGGTATTACTAAGCACAGAAGCCCCTCCTTTCTACCGCACAAAGACCTGTAACATCCCCTTCTACGTCGGCAAATCCGGCCGCTCCAGCTTCCGTTTAAACAGTTCATTCTTTTCCGCATAAAGTATGAAGGCGATATCATTTGCTACTCGTTGGTTAATCCTTTGGAGTTCGCAGAATATAGCCGGGTTGATGTAAATATCATTACATACGTCTAAATTCACACATAAACAACCACCGCCGGGGCACCGCAACTTGACGGGACAGTCATGGCAACTTCCATTTTCGGGACGGACCTTGCTGAGATCCCACTCCTGAGCTTTTTTCAAAGCTTCTTCATCCCATCCAGTAAATACGTTCCCGAGGATAGGGCCACCCCTGGCAATAAACCGGTGGCAAGCGTAGATATTCCCCCTCGGATCAATTCCAACCCCAGCTGTGGCCAGCCCACATCTTGTGGACTGCCTTTCCTCCATGGAAAAGATACGTAAGGCATCATCCAGGGGTTTAACCACAGTGTTGTTCCCTTCACGTAACCGGTTCAGATAGAGCTTACTTATCTTGAGTAGCTCCTGTTCATATAGGGCTATATCGTCAGGGGTCCATTCCACTTCGTAGACGGGATCAATAGCAAAGATAACGAACCCCATTTTAAGCAGTTGCTTGAAGTCAGAATACAGGTATTTGAGGATGGGAGGGGAGATCGTCCACCTTATGATCGGTTGTATACCATTCTCCAGGACAAGCTGCGCTTTTTCCAGCACCAACGGCCCGCTAGGTTCCCCTGATGGGAAAACTCTTTTGTTCTCCGGATGGGGCAACCCATCTAAAGACAAAATCATGCTGACCTGGTTTTCTTTGAGCCACCGCACCAATTCTTCGTCGAGCAGAGTAGCGTTAGTAGTAAGGCCAAAAGTAAAGTTTTTACGGGCTATCTTGCCCCGTTTCTTAGCGTAGCCAATAACATCCTTCATAAGCTCCTTCTCAAGCAAGGGTTCCCCGCCGAAGAAAGAAAGCCCCACTGTGGTGGCGGTGGAGTTTATCAGCAGAAAATCAATTACGGCCTTTCCAACCTCATAATTAGATGACGCTTGAATGTATTTTTCATCAAACTTTGTGAAACAATATTCGCAATCCAAATTACATCGCGACGTATTGAACCAGGTAACATGGTGTAATCTATCCATAAAAGCCCCTCCTTGTTTAAGCATAAGTAGATTGACAAACTTTTGCGCATACTTGACAATTATCACAATTTTGACAACTAAAACATAGATAACATGATTTTTGAACAGAAACACAACGCATGCAACTATCGCAACTGGCGCAAGCCACGCAACTATCACATGTAACGCATACTTGACAGGTAATACATGACCTACAATTCTCCCCTCTTATAAATAACGGCATTCACGACCCTCCATTATTAAGATTGAGCAGAAATACAGTTTTGGCAATTATTACAATTAGCACATGATATACAAAATAAACAAGCAGCGCATTCCCGACAACTATAGCAATATTCACAACCATAACAGCTCATACAGCTATCGCAATTAAAACAACTATTACAAGTTTGACAAGTAAGGCATTCAACGTCCCGGATATTACTCGTCCGCACAACCTTTCGTCTAATTAACAAAGCCATCCTACTACACCACCCCCACATAAATCTCTAGCAGTCTTTGGGTCACCGTATAGGACTTACTACTGCTCCGGATATTGACCTCCACCAAGTGGGAGGAGTTGTTAGGCCAGTCCCCGACATCAATGGTCCCCTGGACAAGGTTACCTTGAGAAGTGGATTGGGTTGTCAACACCAGCTTTTCCGCCCCGTCGATTTTGACCTGCAAACTAGCCGTACCATTCGCATTGGATATCCATAATTCAGCGATGATGTTGATTTTCTTGATGTTGTATCCATAGGAGGTGGATTTGACCATCCTGACGGTTTTAGGCAGTTCGGTAGTTGAAGAGTAAGATGTTGAAGTGGTGGTGACCTGGGTTTCATCCGCTGCATAAGGAACCACCGGGAAATTCCCCCGGTGGATAACAGGATTACCGTTTACATTCAGAGTTTTTGGCCCAGACTCGATCTGAAGGTCGACAACCCCTTCCGCGCTCTTTACCAACTTGATGCCCTGGTCCCCGATCTGGAGACCTTGCTCAAATAGCACCTCCCCGGTAAATGTGTCTCCGGCCTTATCCGCTTTGCCAGCAACATCCTCGGCGGTGGCTGCCCCAATGTCGGCCGGGGACAAGGCGTCAGCCCCGCCAGTGGAGTGACTAGACTTGTGAGTAGACGGAGTGAAGGATTCAGGCCTGCCCCCAAGATTGTCCCAGGTGAAATCCTGCGCACTGAGCGCCCCTATAGAAGCCGGAGTAATTGGGTCGGAGCCTTCCGCAGCATGGGAGTCCGCGTGTTCATCGGGAGGGAAAGCGTCGGGCTTACCCTCAATCACATCCCATTCTGATTTCCCGCCACCAATCTGTGACCATTCACCAGTATCGTAAAAAATCGTCCCGTCATCGGTGGAAATATAAACCATGCCGCTATCGGCGGCTTCAGGCCGTTCCGCTAGAGGTCCGGCCTTGATAGTAGGAACTCCGCCCATGTTTATGATTTTGGTCCCCAGCTCCAAGATAGCCTGGTTGATTTTTTGCGCCCCAGTGTAAAGGGAATCTTTTCCCGGACCGGAGAGAACAATTTGTTCAGCCATGTCCATTCATCCCCCCTTTACGACACTATCAGTATAAGGCGTTTTGACTTCGGAGTAATCAGCGCCGATGTTGATGAGCTGTTAATACGTAGGCGAATTGTTGTTGCGGGGTTATCCAGCGTCGCGGTATAGCGATATTGGTAAAAGTTCGCGTCTACCCGTTTCGAAGTCGGGGCATTGAAGGTATTCCAATTATCACCGTCATCCACAGAGTACTGTAATACCTGGGAGGTTCCGGAGGGGACATACATATCAAGATAAACTAGGATATCGTTAAACTCCGGCGCAGTAACCTGCTTACTTACATACACCCCGGAATCTTTGTAACTCAGACCGACCAGAATCGCAGTTTTAGCCTGTATAACCGGGGAAGTCTTAAAGCCCTTACGTAAAATTGCTCTTACATAAACCGAGGTTTGAAGAGAGCGCAAGAGAGTTGCATCCCCATTAGCTAGTGGAAACCATTGTGCTCCATCCGGGGACCATTGCCACAGGAGATTACAGCCGCGCGGAACCAACTGTGCTGCTGCGACAATTAATTGGCCTACTTCATTTGTAGTAACTGAATCAAACTGAAGAATGGCTTCGTTTTCAAATACGGCCCCATAGAGCTTGAACTTCATGTCCATTTCCTGGTGGGCCGTCCAAGCTGTGGCGTTCGATGATGAAAATAATACGCCGATAGTGTATGGTTGTCTAGTTACCTTAGTTCCGCTAATCAAGTCATTTTCTGCCATCCTCGCAACATACAAGCAGTATTGGTCGGAATCCGTCACAGCCACGATAGCGTATTCCGTATCAGCAAACAAAAGTACAGGTTCATCAAAAGTCACCTTAGTCTCTGCGGAGCCATCCTCGGACACATTAACCTCTGCCGGTAACAGCGTTTTTGACACCATCACCGTAGCCCCAGGATACCCGTTTACGACATTTCTGATTTGGATAGTAACAGTCTTGGTAGAACTTTTCCTACCAAAATAAAGACCGACAGCCGTGATAAAGCGGTCTTCGGTCAAAGTAAACGTTTGTGCCAACGGGTCAACGTTTGTTGGCCAGGGGATTCGCCACCAGGTTGTTTCTTCAATCACCTGACGCCGCCCAATCCCTGTAAAACTAGCAACAGCCTCATTTTGGATAGTCATTTTAGCGGACCTCCCCTAAACATAGTTAAACGCCCGGACTTCACGAGTTCCGCTGCGGATATCCGGCGGAATTACAAAGGTCGCGGTAAACTTTCCATCAACATCCGCTCTCACCGTACCCGCATTTGTACCAGCCACAGTAGGAGCTACCGGCGTCAATTCTACCGGCACTCCGTCAAACGTAACCTGGATATTATCGGAATCCGGGAGGAAGTTCTCACCTCTAATTGTTATTGGAATCTGCCGCATGGTTTCAACCTGTTCATCCATTAAAAGCGCCGTAGTGGTATGGGAAGTTCGCCTATTGACGGGGGAAACCCACCAACTTGTAATAGTTTTATGGATATGGGTAACCTCCATCCAAACGTCTTCGGATGGGTCAAGGAAGATTATCCCAACATTACCCCAAACTGAATAGGGATTCACATTCATACATTCGGTAGCAAGATTCTGCTCAAGGATAACCTCTTCAGTGTACGGCAGCATATAAAGCCGTCCTTTTAAAACAGCTGTTGTATTTACCACATCCGCCACTAAGTCATGTTCCTCATAATTCGGAGGCAGGACCAAAGTTTTATTATCAGGGTCAATCGACGCATCCCAGAGGGGGTGGTAAATATCGCATTTCTCAAAGTTTGTGAAATTGTCCGTCATTGTACCAACCCTGGCTACATCTGGATCGCTTGTCTGGGCAATGGTGTCAAGTTCAGTAATCGCCATGTTGTATTCTACCCGTTCTAACCTCTCCAACATGGCTCGTAACTCCAGCATTGTAAGCCGTTGCGGTCTGTAATTAGTTACCACAATATCCGCCGCTTCCGCATCAGGAGGAAAATAAATTTCACCTAATGCCAAGACATTTGGGGGCTCCCCAGGGGCATATGGATACACATCAGGCTGCCCGCTAATAACTTCAAAATCGCCGCCAGGCTCAAGATAATACAAGTCCCGCCTGCCAAGGTAAAAATCATAGGTTATTTGGAAGGTGGACCCATCGACCGGAAGATCCCCTGCTAGAAACTCTACGTTATTACCATTCAAAGTATAGTCCGTTCCAGAAATCATTGTCTTAATGTACCGGTAAGTAACGCTGTAAGTCGAACCTCCATCTGGTTCCGTACCATCCAAGGACCAGTCTACGCTGTCGCCCGTTTGCTGATAATCAACCCCCTGTTGATAAGTAGTTACACCTTGCGAAATAGAAACAATAGCAACTACCGGAGTTTTCGGCAATAGATCCGTCGTTCCAGGAAGGCTACCTCTGGTAATATCCTCAGTCTTTTCCACAATAGCGGTCAAAATATTGATTTGCTTAACAGGCGTCGAATTCAATGAATATTTATTAATCCCGGCTTGGTAAGTTTTGGTTTCATTTACCACTTGGCGAGTGGTTTTTGCTTTAGCCACCGGGATTTTTGTCGGAATCAGTTTATCAATCTCCCGTCCCAATACATACGCCTTCCCTGCTTCAATAACCAGGTTTACGTAATCTTCATCTAACGCTTCGATAAACCCGTCCATACCAAAAACAAGAAAACTCCCCGAAGTGTCGTAAGTCCGACGCGCTAGGATTGGCGTAATCCCCTCTAACTCCGGTGGAACCGCTGCCAAAACAACAACCCCGTCCTGGAGCCGAAACACAGGAAAAGCCGCAGGATCGTTAACTACCCAATTCAGATTAGCAACACGCCGGTCCATCCCAGGCATTCCGTAGTTTTGATAACCAATGGCCGGGTCTTTTAATGTCGGATCGTCTTCATGGGTAATAATTTCATAGGTAACTTTGAGCCCAATTACCTCCTGACCAATTCCCGTGATAACGACGCTAGCGCCCGCTATATCATAGATCATACCGTCATAATAGATACTACCTTTAGTTATGTCAGCCTGGGTTTTAGCATCATCAACGCTGATCTGGCAACCGTCGATAATGTGTCCAGTCCCAAACAAAACATCCCCAATACGTCGGTCTCGATAAATAGACATTGACTGTAATTCAGCAACTTCCGCAGACTGAAGACGACGGCCAGGAATAGGCAAAAGCTCAAACCATCTCTTCGACGGATCAAAGCGATTATAGTAAGCCGCCATTTATATTTCCCTCCTCCCTAAAATTCGATGACAAATTCCACGAAATTCTTTTGACTACCCCGCCGCTTAATCTTTTCCCGATTGGTGATAGCTTCCAGTATGCCGTAGCTTTGGACCTGGTCCGGAAGCAGGACAGTTGCCCCAGGAGGCACTCCCTCGTTAAGCACAACTCCAGAAAATACCCCCTCCTGCCGGAAGGTAACTACCGGGAATTGGTCGTACATCAGCCAACCAGCAACATAGACCCAGCGAGCTCCTGCATCCAGGGCATCTTCCAGGCTGGTAGGCAAAGGAAGCCCCCGGAACCTCTGCGCGTACATCTCGATCTCGCCTTCAGGGTCGGGTACCGCCATTTTTAGCGGGTCCGGCTTGACCAGACCCATGATTTCATCCAGCGCAGCGCTTGTAAATGCCGGAGCGGGAGGGTTTTCCTCATCCGGCCAAGGGGTTGACCGGCCAACCGCTATCCATACATCATTTTTAATAAAAAACTCATAGGCTTGCCTTACATGCTTACCAAGGGTATCAGTAGTCTGAGCGTTCAATATATCACCCCCAACTTGTAATGATCATATGATTATTTGTAAATACGGAGCCCAGTTACCCGCATTATCCATACTACCCTCACAATAATTTACGCTTGCAATCCCCTGTTGGGAGGATGTGTATTAATTTCCATCTCGCTTGTAGTTACCTTGCTCACTGCTCCAGGATTGGAATCATCCGTCCAGTACCTATTTTCGTCAAAAAACGCTACCGGGGAGAACCAATGCGTTATCTTTGCGAGCGATTTGTTTTCTATGCTGGTCGTTACCCTAGAACAAGTTAAAACCATCTGGCCGGACAAGTAATCATCAGGCGAAGGGAAGATATAGCTGAGATATAATGCGATTGACGAGTAAGATTGTTCGGGAGTCTTCGGCACCAGGCTCTTACTTTTCACTGCCAACCAGTATCGAAACCCAGCCATTCCTGCCAAAGTGATAAGCTGCTGGGCCACTTGGACTTCATCCGGATCAACGTAGATATCTGAGATGAGCGGGCCTATATAAATCCCGTCCGCAAAATAAGCATCATTGCCAGATAGGACAATACCCTCCTCCGGGCACAGCTTATAGGTCTCCACGGCTTCAATGTCCAAAGCTTGGAGCATCTCCAGGTTTAAAGCTCCGCCACCACGCATCTTGGCGTACACTTCCTCACGGGTCCTGGCATCATACTCACGCAGCCATAGCCAGAAACCTTCGTCCGGGCAAGTGTTGGCGAAAAACGCCTTCCACAGGTAGCCAATAGCGTCCGGGACCTCCTCCCCCAAGGCATCCATGAGCGCCTTCATAATGCGGCTTTCACGGTAGTAAAGAGGCAAGTACTTGAAAAGATCAATCGCCATAACTAATCCACCACCGTTATATAGACGTGTGGATCTAGCACAGTATCCGGCGCTAGAACCAGCTGCGTCCCGACAGGTTCAGTAAGGAAGGCATCAGCAGCCCCAGCATTTATGATAGCCGCAATCAGTTTGGAAAACAGAACAGTCCCACCAATCCCCACAGTGGTAAGGTAAGCCATAGCCACATCCTCTGCCGTGAGCACGTCGATGCCAGAAACAGTAATTCGGAAATCAACCGGCAGGATTTCTGCACCTTTGACCGTAGCATGAACCCCCAGGGGTTTCTTCGCATCTACCACGGCCTGAACCCTAGGCACCAGCTCTGCTATTTGGTTTGGCGGAGCCCCGATAATCACATCCACTGAACCAATACCTCTGGCAAGGGCTACGCAGTGGGCTGCCTGAACCCCGCCTACAGAAAGTGCCCACCTCTGGTAATCCGTCTCCGTCCCGCCACGTTCTGGATTACGCTTAAAGAAAAGGATCCGGTTCCGGAGGATCTCATCATCCTCCGCATCCACCCCACCTGTAGAAGGTGCTGGGTTGGTAACGGAAGAAACCACAGGCACAAAATCCACCAGCAGGTTAACGACATCGTTGGGAACATTGCCTTCCTCACCAGGATTTAGGCAGGTGGCCGAGACTAATGCTGTACCATCGATGCCGATGACCGCCCGCTCGTCGGTCTCAAACATAATACTTGTACTCTGTACCGCGACCTTTGTCCCGGCAGGAATCTCCCCGCCTGGGTTCCCTGTGAATAATAGCTCTACTGTTGCTGGAACAGCTGGCGCCCTGGAAATCCCGAAGTCCCCAGCCATATGGTCCAGCCATTCGCCATACGCATGGAGGGCAAACGCTTGCATAAGAACAAACATGAGAAAGGACGCCTGCTTTGCATGTTCGTAAGACACCGGAGCCACGGCATCCCAGATATACGACCCTTCCGATTTGTCGATGTAATCCGGTATGCGGTCAAGCGTCCGCTGTAAGATTTCGTGGTATTGTTGCTCTTTGAATAGATCCGTTATCGTTATCGCCAAAATCCCACCCCCTTTACATGGCCATGTCCATCCTGCCGGATAGTTCAAGCTGGGAACCCTTTGCCGTCAAAACATAGCAATCAAAGGCTACCCCATCATCCAACCACATGAACGAGAAGCCTCCCACCTGCCCGGTTCGAGGGTCCACCATCAAAGTTTCAGTAACCATCCTGGCAATCTCACTTTCAATAGCGGCCCTACTCAGCGCCATCCGGAAAAGCTTGTGAAGCTCACTACCGTAGTCAGGAGAATAGATTACATACCTATACCGCATGGTCAGAAGCGCCTTTTGGCACCACTCGTAGTACGCCTGGGTTTCGTCCGCTTCCTCTATTCTCCTAGCAGCTGTCAGCCGGAACTCCCCTTCGTCAAAGTCAAATATCCAGGATCGGCCAAACTTCACCTTCCGGTTCAACCTGGCACTGGGGGTGGCCGGGACTCCAATTGTTGGAAATAGACTTGGCATTATTCAAACCTCCGCTCAATCAGCCAACTGGCTGACCAGTTGCCCCGCCTCAGCCAGGGCCTGTAGACTCTTTCAGACGGCACAGGATAACATGGTCCTGCCCGCCACAGACTGGCGCTACCAGTACCCGGTCGCCAACCTTGATGCCGTCCTTGTAATTGATGTGAACCTTTATGGTGGTATCGGGCAGGCAGTCCGCCTCTTGAACATGGAAATCGAACCGGGTTAAATCGGAGTATTCAGTCTCCGCATTGTCCATTCCGTCAGGTTCGACTGGGGATGCCAACTTTATCACCCTGGATGGAATGGGGATCTCTATTTTTACCTCCCAGTCAGCTATCAACGGGTCTTTAATCTCATGTTTGAAATTGTCCAGCTTGACCCAGACCCGGTCAACCGTGTGCTGGTTGGACTTGAACACTTTCGTTATCGTGCCAAGTTCACAACCAAGCCCCTGGACAGCTCTCGCAGCCCGCCTACCCATTAGCGCATCAAGTGATCGAGCCAGGCGAAGTGACGGATTCTCCAAGGTAATACCTCCTCAGCACATAATCCGGATAACCCAGCTCCAGGACACATTTCCCTGGGTGGGACTGGTTACCGAGTGTCCGCGTTAGATTGATGACTATGAGTTCGTCATAGCCCACAACATACTTCCCGGTTACATCTGTCATGCCTAACCTAACCTTATCACCCGCCCGTAGGTCCATCAGCTCCTCCCAAACACTCGCCGTTATGATCTCCTCTATCGGAACAATCTGTCTTCGGCTGGCTACATCCGCCTGGGCCTGGGTGTTGATCCTGCTGTCAATCTGGATTCGGTAACGGGTGCCATATTCGTCCACTTCCCCAGTTGCACTGCCATAGACAGGCTCCCTGGTTCCACCCCGCTTGTTCCCTACGTATTTCACCTGGGTATCCTTGTCTAGGAGGGTCCGCCTCTGTACCACCCTTTCGAGGTTTACTTCGGGAACAAGCGTTGGGACGTTTGAATTAGAACCCAGTTCAACCATATCCAGTACTCGACCATTGGAGCGTACTTTGAACATTCGCCCGCTTTTTTTCGCAGTTTCCTTTATATCGGCATCAATCATAGAAGCCAGGCTCCGAGGCCGGTAGATAGCTTTGTCCAGAGGTTGGCCTGTGTTCGCCACGCGGCCCAAGGGGATACCCCAGGTCGATGCGTAAAGCTGAAATCTACTAGAGGCCGTCATATCCGCCGCTAGGTTAAACTCGTCCTCAGACTCGAGATACCTTGCCCGACAATAGGCTTTGATATCAAGGTCTTTTAGTCCCCGGTTCTCACTATCTATTTCATGGATAATACCATCAAACCTGACTACGTCATTCTGAAGCGTGTCTATGATTTCAATTGTCTGCCCTGGAGCTATAGTTGGAAAATCATCCCCAGTAACCACAATCCTGATATTTGTCCTCAGCGCAAGCTCATCCAGTGATTCCTCCTGGGTGATCTCCTGTACCAAATCTCCCAAATAAAAACGCCCGGCCAGGCGGACGTCATACCTAAAATATTCATCTCGGAAATCTGAAATCACAAATCAGAGCACCCCCTTTTGTGCCGCTGGTTATGCCGCTGGCAAAGTTAATACCATACCGGGCAGGATGAGGGAGGGGTTCCCGCCAATAATATCACGGTTCAGCTCGTAAATATCCTGCCAACGGGTAGGGTTTCCAAGTAGCCTGGCAGCTATTTCCCACAGGCTGTCACCGGCCACCACCGTATAGGTTATGACAGACTCTCTCTCCACATCCGGACGCAAACCCCTTGACCCCTCGCTGACCATTTCCATATCCGGGCGGCTTTCAGTACCCAGCAACCCCGCCGGAACCATCGGAACAGTACGGACCCCCACCCGGCGATATGTACGGGCAATAAAATCGTAATAAACATCCCCTGGTTCACCGCCTTTGAACTGGCTGACATGTGCCGCAACCAGAACCAAGGTGTTTATAATTGTTTCTGTGATAATAAGCCGCACAGGCCGCCTGGACTGGGTCCAGAATGTGAGGTTATTCATGGCCTCCTGTGGGTCAGGGAGGTCGGGATATTGGCAGTAGGAGTCATAATCCCGAGGGAAAAAAGAGGAAAAGCTGATTTCTTTCAACTTTTCCCCTTTCGGAAAATCCACTTCCCCAAGGTTGAGAAGCTCCACCGTTTCATACAGTTTTTCTCGGTTTATGGTAACCTCCTCGGGATTGACCGGGAGGTGGAGCAGGGTTCCAGTGAATTCATCAATCAGGTAGAAGTCCATACAGAACCACCCTTCATTCTCGATAGCATTTTACTGCCATTATATTACCACGGGAGGATTATCCATGACTATATTCTGTTCTCTATCGCATTTGCAAGCTCTCTGGTGATTTCCCACTTGACCTGTTGCTTGACCTGCTCTCCAACCTGCTCCGCAATATCCTCCACGTCAAGGCTGGATCCACTGATATTAGCAGTAATGTTGGCAATAGAAATGGGGACGTTCAATTCCTGCACCTGCCCGGATAATTCCGGACCGTAGTCAATCCCGTCATAGAGCAATCCAGTCTCCGCCCCAGATCCGGCAAGGGCTAGGGCAGGCATGGCCGGGCTAAACACATTATTTATCTGCTGCCACAAGCCTAAGCCCCGTTCTCGTATACGCTCAGGTGACCGAGAAAATGGAATCCCTGCTTCTGGTCCAGCCTCGGTCACAAGTTTAGAGCTACCAAAAATACCCCCTTCGGCATGGGGGGCAATGCCAAGAAAACGGCCTGCCTGCTTCCATAGTTCAATACCCCGGTCTCTCATTTTACTGGACAGCGGTATGATGGCTTCAGGGCCAGCTTCAGCCACCACACCCAGGTGAGGACTGCTAAATATGCCACCTGCCGCGTGAGGCTCAACAGGAGTTGCCCCCGACGCCCCAAAGCTCGGCATCACAAAGGATCCCGCCCGGTTAGCCGCATCAGATAAGGCCCCGGCAAAGCTCAAACCTCTTGAGATAACCTCATTGGCCACATTCTGCAGGTTTGCTGCAAAGGCTGTTGCAATCCCGGTAATGGTCCACGCCTGCTCCGACCAGGCGCCCATCCGGGCAATGATTTCTGTGGCCTGGTTCTGCAGGTTTGCTGCAAAGGCTGTTGCAATCCCGGTAATGGTCCACGCCTGCTCCGACCAGGCGCCCATCCGGGCAATGATTTCTGTGGCCTGGTTCTGCAGGTTTGCGTTAAAGCTGGCGAGTATTGCTGTGTATTCGGCAGTAACCTGAGAGGCGGGTACTAACAACGCCTGAAGTTGAGCAGCCTCTTCTAGCTGTACAGCCTCAAACTGTCGGAAATCTGCCATCCCTGTGGCCGGGGGAGGAGTTGTTAACTCTCCAGCCTCTGCTGGTTTCACAGTAACTAACCCCTTACCGAATTTCCTGCCGCCAAAATACCCAACAATACCACCAAGAGCAGTGCCGATGACGGTACCAATACCAGGGAGGATCGCAGTGCCGATTGCAGCGCCCAGTTTGGCACCACCCCAGCCTCCGGCGAGGCCAGTACCAACTTCGGCAGCCTTCGCCACTTTTCCGGCAGTCGTCTTTTCGGAGACGACTTCAAGCGCTCCCGTACCAATTGCGAGCGGCCAGGCTACCCGACCAAAAAACCTTCCCACTCGGGACACCAACCCTCCAGCCGCCGCAAGGGCCTCCGAACCATACCCCGCAGCCCTGCTAGCAACTCCAGCCAATCCTGCTTCTTCCGCAACGGCTCCGATTGGGACATTTGTTATTCTTCCAGCGGAGCTCAGGATAGGGACAGTCTCGCCAGCTGCTGTCACCCCAGGGGAAACGATGGGAGGGACCGCCGGTGGTTTTATTATGTTCCTCCCTATCCACCTGCCGGCACTGAACGCCTTCCTTCCAGCTCCATAAAGACCACGTAATATTAGGCCACCACCCAAGAGGGAGAAAAGCCCCCCAAAAGCCAGAGCACCAAAGATATTCCCTTGCCCGATTTCTTTTGCAGCGATCGTAAAGGCTCCTTTCAAGCCCGCTATCCAGGCCCTACCTGCAATCGACCCCAGCTTGGTGAATATGCTTTCAACTTTTTCCCCGCCTGGACCGTCCAGATAATTGTTAACTTCATCAAGTCCTCGGTCGATGAGGAAAATAATCTTGTCGCCGAAGCTCATTTCCTGGAATCGTTCGTCGCTGAACAATTCCTTGATGCGGGTATATACCCGCTCCATAAATTCCCCGACCTGTTCCCCGGCACTCTTAACCTGTTCCCGAAAATCAGCAAACTTTTTGCTTGCGGGGTCCAGGATGCCCGTAAGGTCCTGTAGTATCCTGATGACGGGCTTTGCCATGCCTTCTCCGAAGCCCCACACGATAACTCTACCACTTTCTTTAACATTTGAAGTAAGAGCAATTAAGTCATCGTTGAAATCCTTCACTGGGAAACGTTTTTCAAAGGTCCGTACAATGGCCTCCATTGCTTTTTCGGCAGGAATGGCGGCTTTCCCTAAATCCCTGAGTTTGTCACCCGTAATACCCAGTTCTTCGGCCACCCAGGATAATGGAACGTTCAAGTTTTCCGTAACCTGGCGAAGTTCCTCCATCTGCAGGGTGCCTACAGCAGATATCTGTTTGAAGCCGTAAAAAGCCAGTTCTAATTGTGATAGCCCCGCGCCGGTATACATAGCAGCGTTACCAAAAGCATCCATTGCCCGCTCAGCGAAATCAGCAGTTTGACCGGTTGCCATAAGTTGTCCTGCCGTCTGGACGACAAAAGGCAACTCATAGATTGGGGATTTGACTGCATAATTCACAAACCGCTCAAAGTTCTCCCTGCCCTCTTCCACAGAACCGGAATAGAACTCGATAGACCGCCGGGCACGGTCCATTTCTCCGGCCAACTTGAGAGGGAATCCAATGGCCGCCGCAACCCCGGCACCTCCACCGATAAGGGCCAGCGGGCTGGTAACCGTTGAAATAATCCGCTTCGCCACGTTGGTTACCCGGTCTACCCCTTCCAGGACAATCTTATGGCTACCCCGGGTTAGCCTGCCAATATTGGACTCTACCCTTTTTAAAGAAGAGGTAATTCTGTCCTGCATGGAAATCGTGGGGTTGACCCTTGTTCGGTGTAATACATCTGCCCGTTTCTTTGCACTCCCCAAAACCTTCTCTGTATTGGAGAGTTCGGTCCTGGCTCTTTTGTCTACACGGGGGGTCGCGTCCGTCTTACCAAGGTTACCCGCATGTTTCTGGGTGCTTTGTATAGTCCGGTCCAGGTTTTTTAGCTTAACCTCAGCCTGCTCGTCAGTCACATCCACCACAATGTCCATGCGATACATTTCATAATTTGGCATGACTTACACTACCCCCTCTCTTCCCACGTCTCGCGCTTTCGATCTCAATCTCCCGGCTTGCCAGCAGGAACAGCTGTTCCCCTCTAGGAAGCCTGTAAAATTCGCCGGGGCGCAGGTTATGCTTCACCCAAAAATCATATAATGCCCCTGCGAGTCCCCCGGCCTTGATTAGTTTTTTACGTCTTCCAACTCGATGTTATAACCAGACAGATCCAGGACTTTGTTTCCAAGGGCATCAAGCTCCCCAGCCCAAAGCAAGCGTTTGACGACCTGATCAGGGCCGGAGAGCTTACCTTTGACCATAAGCTTCTCGTCCCCCCAGCCTTTGAGCTCAATTACCCTCGGGTTTTCTTCATCCCCAATTACCATCCGGAGGCCGATTGTGGCTTCCGAAATAAGCAGGCAGTTAAACTTTTCCTCATCGAATTCGGTTACCACCCGACCCCGCTTCTTCTCCTTGATAGTACACTGTTCCCGCAACTTACCGACCTTTGCCCCGGTAAGACCTTGCATATCAATCTCCAGATTGTAGCCATAACCGGGACGCTTGATTCTGTAATACCCTTTTGGGGGTTCAGATTTTCCTAGCAATTGTTCTATAATCTGCTCATCCGTCATTCCTTCAAACTCCGTAACCATTGTTTCCCTCCTTTCTCAATACTTAGTCGCCCTCAATCGGGTCCAGTAGCTCAACACCCTCAAACACGAAGGGCCACTCATCCTCGATTAGATCCCCAGCTCTCCAGTTAGCCAGGGCAATCTTTGTAAACTTGACATTCTTCAGCCGAATGCGCTCATAACCGAAGGCTTCCGGATCATCCAGCTTGGTAATGAGCTCCGTGACCACAGCCCCACGCCGGTCATCGGTGATAGGCAAGTTGAGCTGGATGAGGTCAGAGGTTACCTTGAAGCCGGTAATTGTTCCGGTTCCTTTCAGGCTGCCAAGTTTGTGCTGGGTCCAGCGGGTTCCGCAGACCAATACCTCTTTGTAGTCAGGTTCCACATCCGCAGTAACTGCAGTCACGTTAGTCTGCCATTCCCCTTCCAGGTATAGATACCCGTAATGGCCGTTAACAATCCTTGAAGTGTCCAGGAAATCAGCCAATTAATCCACCCCCCTATAGCACGTAGAAGTTTCCGAAGATATTTTCCATCACGTCGGTCAGACGTGCTCCGTAATTTAGGAACACCTGATCTGCCTCCGGCGTCATGGTCGCGCCTTCCCCATAGTAATTCGGGTCAAGCTGTACGAAGTAGCCAGTATTCTCGATAACTTCACCTTTGGCCAGCGTAGCCATATATTGCATACAGGCTCCAATCAGCGCCAGGCGGCCCTCTTCGGTGTTGTTAACCTTACCAATGTAATTGGCCTCTGCCGTCCTCTGGAGATCCTCAGCAATCGCATCCATGACCCGGATGCCCCGGATTTTCTTGAAGGCGTTGTTCTGATCTTGACGTAAAGTCACCAAAGAGTTGATGCCCTTCAGAACCTTCACAATCAAGCCGTCATGGATTAGCAGAAACACCCCATTTTCCACCGCCGTCTTCATTTCCGCCTTGGTCCACCTGCGATTCACATCACTGAACGGGGCGGACGCGTAGGTAGTGGACTCTTTGAGCTTTTGCCCCGCAATCAGGCCGGCAACCCAGGCCGCCACTTCAGCAGAGCTATATTCCACGCCGCCAAGGTAGCCCCCACAGCCGACGTTTACGATACCCTCATAGTTAGACGCCGAACTCCTAGCCACTGCTTGGTCAACCGCATCCGCAGCCTTATCGGCGGTAGCACTGCCCCCAATAACCCCGATAATGTGAGTCCCTTCCGAACGCAGGCGCTGGACCCAGGCTTTGAAAGACGCTTGTAAACCAGCATCAGTTACCCCATCAAGCGTTACCACGTTGAATGTCTGAGCCTCCATCGCTTCAAAAGCATCAAGATAATTCTGGTTAGTGATTTCTTCAATCCCAGAATCACCGCCTTTCAAAGGCTGGGAAGTCACATTAGCCAGAATACCATTCCCTTCTGATAACAAGCTTGCTTTAATCAGTCTTTGACCATCGTTGTTGATAGCAGCAACAGCTGCAGCAATTGTACCACTCGGGAAGGTAAACACTTTTTTGAGCGTGGTTCCTTCATAGAGTTTGATATCTTTCTTGGTTCCATCAACCGGGTTTGCGGCGACTGTAATTTTAAAGTCATTTCCGCGCTCACCTTTATAATACCCCTCAATTTGCATCGCTGGCGCGGGTGACGTTGCGGTATCACTCAATATTAACGAAGCCGCTGCAGCATTTCCATTATCCAGCCGATAAGCAATAACTTCTTTGGCCCCACCCATTAAGGC